TCAATGGTGACATTAGTAATTGGGATGTTAGAAATGTAACTGATATGAGTAGGATGTTTTATAATTATACTAAATTTAATGGTGACATTAGTTCCTGGAATGTTAGCAAAGTAACTAATATGAGTTGGATGTTTGCTCATTGTACTAAATTTAATTCGGATATTAGTTCCTGGAATGTCAGAAATGTAACTGATATGAGAAGTATGTTTTATGATTGTACTAAATTTAATTCGGACATTAGCTCCTGGAATGTTTGTAAAGTAAGAGATATGAATAGTATGTTTGGTGATTGTACTGATTTTAATCAGGATATTAGTTCCTGGAATGTTAGTAATGTAACTGATATGAATGGTATGTTTGCTTATTGTACTAAATTTAATTCGGACATTAGCTCCTGGAATGTTGGTAGAGTTACTGATATGAGAGATATGTTTTATAATTCTAAGATTTTTAATCAAGATATTAGTTCCTGGGATGTCAGTAAAGTAAGAGATATGAGTTGGATGTTTTCTCATTTTACTGAATTTAATCAAGATATTAGTTCCTGGAATGTCAATAAAGTAACTAATATGAGTTGTATGTTTTATCATGCTGATAATTTTAAACAGGATATTAGTAAATGGAATGTCAGTAAAGTAACTAATATGAATAGTATGTTTGCATATGATAATTTTAAAAATGTAGATATTCTTAAAGAATACTTCGATGGAAATATTCCAGAAGGAAAGATTATTGATATTCTCAAAGATAAATATCCAGAGAATTTTATTTGATTTTATTTTAAATATATTGATTAAATTAAGACTATAGAGAAAAATTTACTATAGAATTAAATGTTTAATATAACACATAAAAAAATTATCTAGTTATGAAAGAGCATTATTAAATACTATAAGAACTAGAAAAGAAGAGGTGATTATGAAAAATTATCGAAACAAATGAAAGGTGTTGCTATAGGATATATGCAAATATTGTAGAAAAGAAATTAATTGGTAATTTTACTAAATGGTATATATTGTAAAATTAAATCTAGAAGAATAATTAAACAAAGGATAAATAATGAATGATGAATTAATAATTTTTGGGCATAATGACCTGGATATGCTAGGTTGTGTTTTAAATATAGAATATAAAATTCCCAATGTTCCTAAAAAGTATTTCTATACCAACTATGCTAATATCAATGAAATTGCAGCAAAAATTGAAAAATATATTAACGAACACGGGAATACTAACATCTTAATTGTTGATGTTTCATTTAGTGATAATAAAGAATCACTACGTAAATTATATCAATTGGCAAAGTGTACCTATATAGACCACCACTTGTATCCAGTTGGTTTCTGGGATGAATTTCCGAGGATGAAAGTAGTTCATGATAAGAGTAAATGTGCAGCTAAAATTTGTAATGAATATTTCGGAAATAAAGGTAAAAATTCTAATCTTGATAAATTGACATTTTTAATTGATGTATATGATATATGGCAAACTAAAAGTCCAGCGTTTAATATTTCACAAGACTTAAATAATTACTTCTGGGAATTTGATTTAGAAATATTGAGAGATAAAATAATTGAAAATAATTATGATATACCGAGTGATTTTCATGATGCAGTATCTAGGATTAATGCTAACTATAAAGCTGCAATTATGGCATTTGAGGAACGTAAATTAATACAACGTAGTGGTGATATTACTATTGCTTTCATAAACGATTGGTTTAATCAAGTAATGATTAGGGAAATGAAAAATGGTAAAAATATTGTTATTGGCGCAAATAGTTATGGTATTATTAAGATACGGATTAAGGAAGAATCACCATACTCAGAAGAGCAAAAAAATTCATTACGTTTAGCATTAACAGGAACAGAAAATACTGGTCACATGAATGCATTTACTTATCGCATGAATGGACCATATAATTTTGGTACTATTGTAAAACATATCGAATTTGTAGTTAAAAACATTAACGAAATGAAAAATATATGAGTATTGACTATAAAGTTATAAGTATAGAAAATGATAGAATGAAAACACTGAAATATTTAAAAGGAATTTGATTATGATTGATAGAATGACTAGTGAAATTCATAATGGTGATTGTTTAGAAGTGATGGATAGGTTAATAGAGAAAGGAATAACTATAGATGTTATAATTACAGATCCTCCATACGGCACAACATCATGTAAATGGGATAATGTAATTTCACTCGATGAAATGTGGTTAAGATTAAAAATTCTAAGAAAAAATATAACACCAATTATTTTATTTGGAAGTGAACCATTTTCAAGTTATTTAAGAATGAGTAATATTAAAGAATATAAATATGATTGGATTTGGGAGAAAGAGCGAGGAACAGGTTTTGCTAGAGCAAATAAACAACCTATGAGAAAACATGAATTAATAAGTGTTTTTTATAAACAACAACCATATTATTTTAGTCAAGGTGAAAAATTAGAAAAACCATATTATCATGTTTTACCTATAAATAAATCAAAATCTGACAATATTAGTGGAAGTGGTTTAGATACTAATGGTGATCGTATTAAAAAATTATATACTCATAGTACAAAACATTCTATTATAAAAATACCTAGAGAACATAATACTAAAACATTTCATCCTACACAAAAACCGGTTGCACTTATGGAATGGTTAATAAAAACATACACTAACGAAAATGATTTAGTTCTTGACTTCACTATGGGTAGTGGAACAACAGGTGTTGCTTGTAAGAATCTAAATAGAAACTTCATCGGAATAGAACTTGATGAAAAATACTTTAAGATTGCAAAAGAAAGAATTAATGAAGATTGGTAATTAGATAAAAAGATGTAATTGTGATTTATACCTCTCACTAAAATCTGAAGATAAAATAAAATATAGATAACTTGAAAAGACCTTAACTATGAAGAAGTAATAATGCACACATGCTTAGATGAAACTTCATTAAATGAATGTATTAGTAATTCTAAAAATTTTGTTGGATTAGTTTAAATGAAGTTAAGTAAGTTTTAAAATTGAAGTACCAAGAAACTTTTATATGAAATAAACCATTTACATTACCAAAACTATGTTATAATAGAATTATCAAAAAAGCAATGATGCTATTGATTAAAAGAGGAAGAAAATGAGTAAAAACATCAATAAAATAATATTAACTGATGTACTCAATACTGCTAATAGAATGTTGAAATCAAGACCCATAGAGACCCTAGCATTGGGAATAATTAAAGAGTTAGTCAACATAACTTTCGAAATTGATGAGTTAATAAAAAAAATAGATAAAATAAAATGAATATAAAATTCTGAGTTTAATAAGATAGTTATGAATAATAAAATAATACAATGGGATGGGCTTAATCGTAAAGAAGTTGCAGAATTTGTTGGCATCAAAAATTGTGTTTACACTTCTAAAGAAGATATGAGTAAATTTACTATTATCACAAATAAAGGTGATTTTAGAATTGCTGATTTAGATGATTTTATTATAGAGGGTGTTGATAATGATTTTTATCCTATTAAAGAAAATGTGCTTCGTTTATTTGTGGGATTTACTAAACAACATAAAATAATGCATTAATAAAATTAACTATAGGATAGGCAAAAATGAATGTAAATAAAAATGCTAAAAGAATACTTAATCTTGCTTATGATGAATTATATGGTTATAAAAAAGAATTACACTTATGAGTTGAATATATGAAACTTTTTATTATCAAACAACCTAATGTTAGTTATACATATAATAAAATTTATAATAAAGAGTTAGAAGTTTTTGAATGTGAATTTTATAATGGTAAAAATAGATTAGACGAATTCTTAAGAAATAATGATTACTATTCTATTAAATCTAATATTATTTATAGATATAATCATTTTAATAGAAGTTGGAAAAAATATAGAATAACAACACAATTAAAAATTTCTAGTATATGTGATATTACGTCTACTAATGTTAAAAATTATAATATGTCTACTCATGACTCATCATTTATTAGAATTGAAGCAGCTAAAATAGCAAAACTAACACTTCTTAATTTATTAGAAGAAGATTATATAGATGAAATTGAAAGATTAAAAGAAACATTAAGTAATGAACTTAGGAACACATATAATAATACAGAAAAACTTAAAATTAAAAAATACTATTTAAAGAAAATTAAAAAAATTAAATTTTCAAAATTTAATTTGCCAAATATTAAACAACCACTAAAAGAAATTAAAAACGAATATCCAGAATATTTTATTTAAATGAATCTTATACTAATAAAATATTACTCTTATATAGTTATGGGATAAATATATATTTATCGAAAGTAAACAATAAAAATATTAAAGAGATTATAAATTTACTAAACAAGAAAGGAGTGGAAACACTCCTTTTTTATAACTCCAATTTAAGGAAAGAAAAAATGGGACTAAAATGGTATAAAAATAAAATCAAAGAATCTCCTTATCAATTAAGAATGCACAACCCATAGAGATGAATCTACTAGCGATTATTAAATAAACTATTTATATACGTAAAATTATGTTATAATAGAACTATCAATATCAATAATGGTATTGATTAATAAAAAGGAAGGAAAATGAAACCTGTTATTTATGAACTTAAACATTTCTTAACTAAAGAAGTATTATATACTGCTAAACTTTATAATCTTTCAGAAGAAGATTCCAAAACACGTAAATTAAATTATGCTATTAGTCATGCTGTGGGAAATGGTATTGATTTTACAAAGGGTAAATTTGTATATACAGATTTTTCTGGGTTAGATTTTAGAATGACCACGTTAATAGATTACCCAAATAAAGGACTCTATATGTCTTACGATGGACATATGAATCTTGTATATAACGCTATTAAAGCACGTTCACAAGAATGTAATATAATTAGTAAATATAACTTAGGCTAAATTGTAAACTTAACACATGGATTTATTAATATAGGAGTTATAAAATAAGGGTAAAGATATGACAGAATTTGAACCAATTTTATTAAAAAAATTAATTTATAGTGGTTCTTTCTTTAGGAAAGTGATGCCGATACTTAAGAAAAAATATTTTTCACATATTGGCAATCAAGAATTATTTAATCTTATAGGGAATTATTATAAAGAATACCATGATGTTCCTACACTTACTGAATTAGTCGCATCTGTTAAAAATGTATCTAATTCAAATATACGTGCTGAGATTATTAAATCATTACAGGGAATTAATGTAACGGAAGAAGTTCAGAATATAGAATTTTTATGTGATGAGACACTAATATGGGTTAAAGATGCTATGTATTTAGAAGCACTTCGTCTTGGTTCAGATGGTCTTATGAACAAGGATGATGAACTAAAACTCAAAGCACAGAAAGTTATGGACGAACGGGCAAAGGTTAGTATTGATAGAGACCTTGGTTTAGATTTAGATGACATCGATACAATGATTGATTATTACTCTGAGCGTATGCTTGGTATTAGATCACAACATAAAGAATTAAATAAACGTATCGGAGCAGGATTTATTCCCGGTACCTTATCTGTTATTTTAGCGGCTAGTGGAATTGGAAAATCGTTATTAATGACAGATTTGATTAGTGGAATGATAAAGAATAATAAGAATATTTTACTTGTTTCTTTAGAGATGGCAGATAAGGAAATTATGAAAAGGGTACATGCTAATGCTATGGATTTACCGATTAATTCATTACTTGATTTATCTAAAACACAGAATGAACTAGATAAATTAAATAGACCATATATTAGTAAAGAACAAATCCTATCTGCTTATAAAAAATTAAAAATGAGTGGAACATGTGGTAAATTATTTATTAAAGATTATCCGCCCGGTTCATTTAGTCCAATAATGCTAGAACAATTAGTTGAATCTTATAAGATTGAACATGACATTGAATTCGATATTATTTTTGTCGATTACATTGGTATTATGAAATCAGATTTAATACCACCAACAGCAGGATTATATAGTTATGTTAAGTCAATAGCAGAAGAAGTTCGTGCTACTGCTAAAAAACTCAATTTAGCAATTATTAGCGCATCTCAATTAAACCGTTGTTTCTCCTTAGATACATTGATAGAAACTAGAGATGGTATTAAATATGCAAAAGATATTAAAATTGGTGATGAAGTAAAAACAAATAAAGGATATAATAATGTTCTTAATATTTCAAATATTGAAAAACAAAAATCTTATAAAATTAAAACAAAATCTGGTAAAGAATTTATTTGTTCTGGTGATCACAAATTCCCAACTAAGTTTGGGGCAATGACTATTAATGTTGGATTACGAGAAGGAATTAAATTGTGCACAAAAATAAATAGCAATGAAAGTAACAAATAAAAATATTAAAAATGTCATAAATTCCCTAATTAAAGAATATGGTAATAATGTAGACCTTAATCATCTTGATGTCAGTAATGTAACTGATATGAGTTGGATGTTTGCTTCTTGTACTAAATTCAATGGCGACATTAGTTCCTGGAATGTCAGTAAAGTAACTGATATGACAGGTATGTTTGCTTCTTGTACTAATTTCAATGGTGATATTAGTTCCTGGAATGTTAGAAATGTAACTGATATGAATAGTATGTTTTATAAAGCTAAGATTTTTAATCAGGATATTAGCTCCTGGAATGTT